GTTGAACCAGATCACCGTTATAGTCCACCACGGCAAATGCCGTATCCTCAGCAATACCACGTATTACTGTTATGTCTTCTTCTGAATAATTTCCAGAAAGTTGACATATATGTATGATCACATCAAATGCGGCCAAAATTTCTTTCGGACTCATTCTTTTATCATAAGCTTTATAATCTCCCGCTACAATACGGTCCAGACCATGCTTGACAACGTAATCATACATTTCTTGCCATTCCAGGGACTGAGCTATAGTCCCTGGACCTGCTTCAAACGCCATTCTGTTATTCTGTAAGAGGCGTGTGAAGGATAATAGGTATTTTCGAACAACGATAGACCAATCGAACGAAGCACCCGTGAAAACACGGGTTTTACCTATTTTTGCTTTTTTAAAGGATACAGGCTCATCCTTTAAGTGTGCACAAAAGTTGGGATGTACACACTTACCTGATTTGTAGATTTCAATCATTTCACTTACTCTATCCATGATTTCATCATCTACTTCCACAGGATCTTGCATACCATGTTGTGGGGTTATCGACTTTATGAAATATTTCTTCGATTTCTTCCAAGGATTACCCGCACTAGTATTTCGATTAATTTTGTCAATGTAAGTTACATTGGCGCCATTAATCGCAGTGAAATCATCTAGAACCATCATTATTTCACGTATCTCCTTGCATTGCACCTTACTTGTGACATTTGATACATAACTTTCGACACACTCATTTAATATTGAGGTATCCAATTCATGTATTGGTTTAACTAAATCAGCCGCACCAATATGCCAAGGCACCCATGATTTCATTTCTGGTTTCGTGAATTTTACCGCATATCCCTGAGTTTTCAACACAGGAGCCATAGGAGTTTCTTCCACTCTTGAGGCACTCTTTCCAGGAAAGTCCATGAATGAACCATATACGTTTGCATTACCTTCAGAGAGATAACGGAAAACGGATTTCTTATGTAAATCACCCACTTTTCTACTCGTACTCTAAGAATTAATCATATGAAAATCTCCACTGGATATAGAGTAATGAGACAGATTATTGTAGACTTCGGTGATAAAATCACCATCCACATCAGCCGCAAAAACTTTACTTCCATCTGAAGTTCGCGCAAGAAAATGAAGTCCAACAATACTATATCCATAAGCACTCTGAATAATAAGAGGTGATCCACAATCACCATCTCCAGTGAAATCTGACACGATTCCACCCCACAGAGCATTAGATGAATCAATATCTAAACCGTTGAACTTAAGTCTCTTCTCCTGCGTTTTCTTCACATTCTTAACTGTACGATATTTAACACTTCCATCCATTTGTCGTGTCACATACGCACCATTAAAAACACCATTGGTATCTCCCAACTTGAAAAACTGAGTTATCTTTTTCCCAGGAGGTATCTCTCGAAGGATTAGAAAAGCTAAGTCTTTTTCAGGAACACGATGTATGTCTGATGGTGTTAAGACTACACGCATATTAGAACCAACACCATTTTTTGATGTTCGAATTATATCCATGTAAGTACACGTTATGTCCGGAATGTTATGGTTATTGGTCAAATAGATATGACCACCCAAACAAATGGCTTTACCGAAACGCACTTTGCCACCGCTTTCCATCACAGTGGCAATATGTATAACGTTACTAGAGATCTTTTTACAGAAATCTGTAAATTCCATACTCTTCGATGATGAACTTTCACGAGAAAAGTTTGCAGGACAAAGATCAATATCATTATTGTACCATACATTCTCTTTCTTTTCCAATTCATCAGCTGGTCGAGTAACTACATCAGTACAGTATTGAGGTTCGCACTTATTGAACTTTTTATAAAGTCCACACACACCACCAAGAGTACCCACCAAAGTGAGTAATATCTTAGGATGTTTAAGTTTACGAGCCATGCGATTACCCATGTCGATCCAGTAATTAGAATCTGATAGATTCATTACTAGATTTTCAGAGTAGTACTTTAATGTTTGAGCACATTGATTACATATTACGCAGCTTGTAACGCTGACGTAATTTCTCCATATCCCTCCATCGATATCTCATGTATAACATGCATAATCTCATAACATCAGAAATAGCAGTCCCACTTTG